TTTACAATCCTCATAGGTTATACTGGCTCTTTCTTGAATTGTAAACCAGTAGTCTGTAGGTAAGTTAAAGAATCTAGCATTTGTATCAATATTATCAGTAGCGTAAGCTAATGGTGCTAGAGTTACTTGCCTTGTTATAGTTTTTAGATCATCTATACGTTTCTGAGTCTCTTCAAAAGATTCTCTTTTAGTATTAGTTTTACCATAACGTTGTTTTACAAATCTATCTTGAGCTTGATTTAATAGTAAATCAATTTCAGAAGATAATAGGTTTGGTAAAAGCAAAGCATCCATTTTATCAACTCGTACTTTAAACTCTTGATGAAACTGTGCTATGGTCATCTAATCTTATTTTCTTGCTTTTCTAACTCTGTTTTCTAAAGCTAGTTTAGCTGTTTGATTCTTAATATCAGTTAAATATGCTATAACTTCATCTGTAGATGAACCTATCATATCTTCACCATTATAATAGTAAGGACCTTTTTTAACAAGAACACGTTTCTCAATACATTCTTCTAATAAAGCTCTTACTTTCATATTAGGATCAGTTGCAAATTCTACAAACTGTTTAGGATCACTCTTCATTTTCTTATAGAGTTCAGCCTTAATCATAGTTTCAGACATGTCATCTAATCCTTTTTTTCCAAAGATTCGTAGTAAACTACGTTTTGTTTCTATAGAAGATTTTGTAAATTCTTCAATAGCATCTAATTCATAATCAATCATAGCTGATTCAACTGCTGCTTTAGCTTCTGGATCATCTATATAAAAACCTACATTAGGACTTTTACTAATATCAAGTTCTGAGTTTGCTACTTTGGAACTAGCTCTTAATACTCTATATTTGATTTCATCCATTGCTCCACTAAATGTGAAGTATGTTGGTTTATCTTGATTTAATCTAATGGTGATACTTCCCCACCAATCTGATTTTGGATTAAGAGTACCTTTAGGTAAACTCAATGCATCTTCAAATTCTTTCACTTCCTTTGGTGTTAATCCTGTTTTATATAAACCAGTTTCACCATCTAATTCTGTACCAATCACAATCTGTGTTCTTGAATATGCTGATACTCCACTGAATTTAATCCTTGTTACAGGCTTAACTACAATACTTTTAATTTCAAATCCTATCTCTTTAGTTTCCATTTTTCCTATATTTAATTTTATTGCCTATTTATAAATAAATCCTTTATACCCTTTATTATCTTTTGCTTTATTAGACTTCAAGTATCTTATTAATCCTACTCTATCTATTTTATTATCAGTAGCAGTTTTTGATACACTTGAATACTCTTCTATAAAATTTCCATTTAAATCATATTTTGAAATTTTCTTGCTAGTTTTTAGATTGTATACTTTACAGTTATTTGTTCCTATTGTATGATTTCGTAATTTAGCAGATTGAGATTTTTTAATTTTAGTTTCTTTTGAATCTTTTAATCCTAGTCTTTTAATTCTAATTTTGTCTTTAGTTCTATCAGACATTTTAAGTCCTTTATTACCTTCACCACCTTCAGTTAAATTGTATCCTATAGATCTAATTGTTGAGTTATATTTTTTAATATAAAATATTTCCTTATTTTTTAGTTCTTCTAAAGAAGAGGCTGTATCAATTTGTTCTATTTTAAAACTATCTCTACCATATTTTCTAATAGCATTTAATATATAACTATTTTTGTTGGTACATTTAGCTTCAGAACAGTGTTTTAAGAATCTATACTGGACTGACTTAGTTGTAGTCAGCCCAATATAAATCTTATTATTTTTAATATTTGTTAATCTGTATATAAACATTTACAAATATGTACTTATTATGATATGTTATCGACGTCCAATATCAATTGTGCTGCATCAGTTGGATCTTTTAACATGATACCACATTCAGTCATAGCCTCGAAAGTGTAACCATCTACAGATGTAGCTGAACTACCATTCTTCTTAGGACCATATGGACCATACATCCCTTCAATGTAAGTTGTTACCATCTCACGATCTTTAGAGTAAACCTTTTGAATATTAGGCTCACCTTGAGAGTATGATTTGAAGTTTAAGAATGTTGCTTTGTAAGACTCAGCTGGTTTACCAGTTTGAGGATGTAATTGACGATTACGAACTACATCATTATATGGTTTGTATTCTTTTAAAGTAATACGATCACCATTTAAACCTACATACTGCATGAATTGACCTTGTAATGTCAAATCTTGTCCTTTACCTTCTACAAACTTACTATCTACTAATGTGAAGTTAGCTGCAGAACGCTTCATAGCTTGGTCAAATAAGTTCATGAATTGACGACCACATAGAGCCACATATTCACGAGGGCCATCTTCAGTACCATTGTATGATAAATCATCCATGAAATCACGAAGGATTTGTTCTGTTAAAGTTGTGTAGTAACGTTTGTTACCTGGAGCAATTTGAGATTCTAATCCAGCACCAGAATAGATAGTATTACCAGAAGCACCTTTCAATGCAGTAGTACCATTAGCTTTGATGTTAGATGAACCAAACATTAACATGATTTCGATCTCATCCATGAATTGTTTCCAGAATTCCCATTCTGCATATTTTACCCAAGTTTCAGTTGTTTCGTTTGAATCTGGGTTAGTTAACTTAATAACCATAACACGAGAGTGAGCAGCACCAGTTACGCTATATTTCTTACGTAATGTAGACATATAGTTTTCTAATTGTAAAGGCATTGCATAATGGGTTTCACCTGAAGTACGTGAGTGATCATGTTCAACGATGTTAAACTCTTTAGAAATTTCTTTACCTACTTGTAACAATGTACCTGTTACAAAAGATGTTTGATCTGAAGTAACTAATTGTAAGGTTAAGATATAATCAGAACCATCAAAATATGGCTCATTCATTACACGTGCTTTGAAGTTAGGAGAGTCAAATAAGATGACGTCACCTTCTGCAAACCACTTCTCACCTACTCCAATTTTGAAAGTAGTGTCATATTGACCTGCGTTTGTAGCAGAATCGAATACTGAACGAGTAATAGGAATAGCTCTACGAGAGTCACCTAATACATGCCAACGATATTGAATACCATTGATTTCTTTTGATTTTCCCATACCACCTGTTAAGAATGATAATGCGTTTTTATAACCATTTTGTTTGTTATAAATACGAGTAATAACTTGAGAGGCAATAGCTGGTTCAGCTAAAAAGAAGGTTGACAAGTGTGTATCTTGAGTCAATCCTGCATGCCAGTTCATGTTTGTTATTTGTAACGGACTTATTTGCATTGTTTAATTTTTATATTGTTAATAATAATGTTATTTAAATTTTACCTTGTTCTAGAGCTGTTTTGAATGAACTGAAGTTATTATTCTTCTTTTCTTCACTTAAGTTGTTTGCTGTACCAGATCCTATTTTCTCTCTTTGTGATTTACCAGAGTTCTTTAGTTTATCTGCTAATTGACTAACAACTTTGTTTTTAACTTGTTTCTCAAGTTTAGCTACATCCCATCCTATCATATCTAGATAGGCGTACATGTATTGAGCTTTAGGATTCTTCTCATTATTGGTTTGCAACTTAGTCTTACCAGTTTTTTTATCTGGTTTAGCCATATGCTCCCATAATTCATCTTTTTGTTTAGGAGTAAGTTTGAAACCATTTAAGTCTTCAAGAGCATAGAAATCATTTTTAAAGTCATCCCATTGCTTCTTATTAGCTTCATCTTGTTTAATCTTATGCTCCTTTTGAGCTTGGATTAAAGTCTTCTTGTCTTCTTCTTCAGCTGCTACTAACTTTTTATGAAGTTTTTCAGCTAATGGTCCTAAACGACCTAAGTCTTTCTTATCAGTAATCTCTGCTTCAATGTCTTCAGGATCCCATCCTGCTTGCATATAAGCTTCTCTGATAATTAACTCTTGTGCTCCTTCTTTAGAAGGGTCTACATCAGCCCAAGACATTTGTTCATAGTATAATCTATGAAATTGACGAGGATCTCCTCCAGCATCAACAAAGTCTAAGAACTTCTGAACATCTTCTGGTTTAGTGGATTTATACTCTTCTATACCTGCTTTAATGGTATTTTGAATAGCTCCTTTTAAATCTTCTTCTGTTTCTACCTTCTTACCTTCTTCTAAAGATATTAAGCCTTCTTCATTTAAGAATTCAGCAAATACTGTTAAAGAGTTTACTTCAGATTCTTCTTTTTCTTCTTTTGTAGAAGTAGTTGTATCTTCTTTAGAATCAACAGATTCTTCTTGTTCCTCTGTTTCTTCTACTTCTTCTGTTTCTTCTTTAGTATCTTTAACTTCTTCCTTTTCCTTAGATTCTGTATTTTTATCAGATTTCTCTTCTATACCAGATTTAGTCTGATTACCATCATCTAAGTTGATGTCCATTTTCATCCCATCATCAAAAGGATTCACTAAACTAGGTCCTTTATTACCTAAAATACTAAAGTCCTTAAAATCATTTTCTTTTTCCATTATCCCTATTTTAACTGTTTATACTATGCTTCCTAATATAGAATATACTAAATATTATTATATTATGCAAGTTTTTCTTTCATATTTCTGAAAAAATATCTCCTATCCTATATAGCTTTTATTTTTTATTTTTACTGTTTCAACACTCTCCTCCCAGATACTTTATAGCATTTTTGAGACTTTTTATACTGTCTTTTAAGTTTCCTATACCCAAATTACAATTACTGCATAATAATCCTCTAACTTTTCCTGTATTATGGTCATGATCTATAGCTAACGCTTTTTTAAGATATATTTGATGGGTGTTACAAATAGCACATCTTCCTTGTTGGTTAATATACATTTGATTATAATCAGCCATAGTAATACCATACTTATCATAGTCTCTATAACCATTATGTTTTACTACTATAGGATTTGGTTTTTCTAGAATTTTATCTATAACATCCTTATCATCTAGTCTTACATCTTTTCCACAATCATCACATATTTTAAATATTACATCTTTTCCTAGGATATTTCTTTTTACATTAAAGACTAGATTAGGTCTTTCATTATAACAAATTATACATCTCATAATTACTTACTTGGCTTCTTCCTAGCCTTCATTCTCTCTATTTTAAGTTTCTTTTCAGCTAATTCTTTATCTGTCTTCATCTTCTCCTTTTGCATCTTTTCCTGACTAGCATTCTGAATTTTAATAGCTTCGATCTTTTTATCTTCTATTTCTTTCTTTGTAGATAGTTCTTTTTCTTTTAAAGAGATTTCTTTAGAATGTTTAGTATTATCATGTTGAATCTTCATTCTTTCATTAAAATTCTTTTGATCTAGTTCTCTCTCTTTTAAAGCATTAGCGGCAATCTCAGCTGGATCAGGAATTCCATTATCATTCTGATCCATGTCTTTTGCTCCTATATATGTATTTATTTCAGCTATACGGAGTTTAGTCTCGTTATTAGTATCTACTTCATATTGCTTAAGATCTCTATCAGCTTGTTTATCCTTAAGGTCTTCAGCATGCATTTGCTTCTGAAGTTCTAGAACTTGATTTTGAGCTTGATTCTTAGACTCTTCCATCTTCTGTTGTTGTTGAGCAAATTCGTCTTCTGCTTTCTTAAGAATATTAACAATATCTCTAGGAGAGTCATTTAAAAGAGTTTCAATAATAGTAGATAATCCAACACGTCCTTGTTGAAGTTCAATTTGAACTAACTGATCTAACTTGTCTTTTAACATAGTGTCTTTAGATAGATTTGACACAAACACTGAAAATTCAGAATTCTCAAATTCAAACTCATCTAAATGTAAGATCTCCATACCCATGTCATCTAATACATACTGAGCTGTTAGACCATTCTTATAGGCTACCTTAGCCACTTCTATCAAAGCTGTATAAGTACGTCTTTTAACCTCGTTATGAGCCTCAAATAAGTATTCTGTAATTAAGCTAGATTGTGTTACTGCTTTTTCTACATTACCTACTAACTCATTAGAATTAATAGCTCCTAATCTCTGAGGTGTAACACCTGATACGAAATAGATTTGTTGTTTTAGATAATCTAAAAAATTAATATATTGCTGGATAGATTGTGATAAAGATAGATCTATTGCTTGAAACTGGTTAAACTTAGATAATTGTCCTACTTGAGAACCTTTCTTACCTTCTTCAAAGGAGTTAATAAAAGCAATCTTCATTTCTTTCATATAATATAACCACCTCTCTCGATCTATACCTTGAGATTCTGGAATCTGTGCTAGATCCATTAAGAAGATTTTACCTTGATCTGAGGCAAATGCTAATTCTAATCTGTATGCAATGATATCATATAAATATTGATAAGGTTTTAAACGATCTACTAAAGATACAGACTGAGAGTTTGTAGCCTCATAAATAAATCCTGTATAACCTAATTGACAATGATATGGATTATCCATACGTCTACGTTGATTAGGTTTAGGTTGCATACCAACATAGATATCAATTCCTATCTTAATTCCTTCCCATGCTTGATTAATCCAGAACCATTCTACTTCAGCATCTGGATACTGCATTTTAAATAATTTTAAATTGAACTCTTCATCTATTTCTAGATCTTCTGTCAATTCTCCTGTCTCAGGATCTGTATAAGTAAGATGTCCTACCTTTTGCATAGAGATCCATTCTACACGACATACTCTAATACTATAGTTATTAGTATTGTTACCATTATA